CGTCGGCACCGGCAGCGGCTGCACCATGCCCGGGGCGTCCATACGGACGATCCCGCCGGGGCGCGACTGCAGCAGGTCATCGAGGTTCACGCGACCTTCAGTAACGGCGACGCGCTGGTCGTTTTGCAGGTACAAGTTGTCCAGCAGGCCGCGGAGCGCGACGGACTTAATCCGCTGGATGTCCGTAACCATTTCGGCAACGCTTCGGCCAATAAGACGGTGCGGCATGCGGATCGGCGAAGCCACCACAAACGGGCTGCGGTCCACAGGCTCGACGTCCACAACAAAGTTGTCCTGCCCGATGGCCAGAACCCGGTGCATGGTCGCGATGCCGGTTTCGTGCATGTCGAGCGCGATGTACGCTTCGACGACACGGACCAGTTCGTTTTCGCGCGTGCCGTAGTGGGTCGTGCGGCCGCCGTCGATTTCTTCGTGCCGCGACTGTGTTTCTTCTTCGTCCCAGCCTTCGCCGAGACCGGTGCGTTCTTCGACTTCGTCGCGGTCGTAGCCTTGAGCCACAAGCTCGCCGACAGTCATGTAGGTGCGCTGCGCGAGGAACGTGGCGTCCTCTACGCTGGTCGCCATGCTGTTAAACAGGAAGTCTTCGGGCGCGACGCCGACTACTTTGATGCCGCTGTTGCGCTTGGCGCGGCGTAGCTCTACGTCGAACAACTCAAACAGCGGCGGCTCTTCGTCGGTCGCTACTGACACGGCTTCCAGCACTTCAACGTCCGGCTCGTTTGTCAGCGCCTCTACGTCTAGCTCCGTCAGTCCCTCGTAGCGTTCGTTTGTGTAGGTAACTTCGGTGTCAAAGCCACAGCGCAGCACGCCGGCTTTATAGAGCAGCGCGTCTTTGACGAAGTCGTGCAGCAACCCATAGGGCTGTGCCTGTGACTGAAATATTGAGTTGACCAGCATTGTTGCCGCTTCGGCTTTCTGCTGGTCTTCCGGGTGGCGCGGCAGGAACTTCACGATGTTCCCGCTACGCATGAAGATCTCCATCAGCGCCGGCATCATATGCTCAATGGTGTCGGCTACTTCCGTCGCGATGACAGACGACTTTCCTTCCGGGACGCTGTTGAACGGCTTGCCCAGATAAAAGTCGGTCGCTTCAATACGGTCCGCGGAAAGCTGGCTGTCTGAATAGCCAACTGCCGCGTCCACTTCGGCTGACAGCAGGTCGCTGATCTGATCCCGGTCTAGCATTAGCTGCAGTATTTCCCGTTCTTCATTTTGCCGCCTTTGCGGCTTTTGCCGTAACCCTTCATGTCAACAACTCCATTTTTTTCGTGACCAATAATTTGCGGAGAACCTATCGTTAGTTCCTTTGATGCCGCCGGAGCGCGCGCAGTAGCTGGCCCTGCGAGCCGGCTGATCCTTCTTGATGCTCATGTTCGGGTCGCCGAACCGCACCAGCTTGACCTTGTCGCCTTTCTTCGCAAGCACAGCGAATTTCTTAGACGAGCCGGCTTCGCCACGGCGGGGTTTGTTGTACCCAGAAAAAGTCATGCCACGGTATTTGATCGCCATATGCTACACGTATTGTTGCGCGTTTCCGTAATCAATGTTTTTACCATAACTAGCTCTCCTTGCGCTACCCGCCTTAGCTGCCGTGGAGGCAAACGTCAGCATCAACGCGTCCGCAAGGTCGGGACTGCGCAGGCCGCGTTTTTTAAGCTCGTCTTTTGATTCGACCTTCAGCTTGCCGTTTGACTGGAATTTAAACCGTGGCGCTACCAGCTCGGCTTTGAGCGTATCGTCGGCCGGCATGGCGCAGTCCCGGGACTCAAGCCACTCGCGGCAGTTAAACCATAGCTCGTCGCGCAAGCGCAGGTACTTGCCAGACAGCGCAGCGGATTCAGACACGTTGACGCCGCGTATGGTGCAAAAATCCATTTCACGCAGCCGGTCAACTACGCCGGCACCGAGGCCGATGACGTCGACAAGTATTTCCGCAGGGCGGTCATCGTAGGCGCAGGCGTCATACTCTTCGAGGATGATCCCGCAGACCTGCATGAGGTCTTTCCCTTGCCACGACTTGATCGGCTCAATGAGCTGGTTCGCGCGACGCTTTGCCAGCGCTGTCCGGTCCGACCCAAACCGCGCTACGTCTAGCCCCCACACCGGGCTGGCCCCTTGCAGCGGTTCTACGTCGCGGTCGATAGCGGCTTCGACAAGATGCAGCGGAATGATCGTGTCGTCGTCGGCTTCAGGAAACTCACCAAGTACTCTCACACGAAATTGATTAGAATCCGAACCATATTGATCGCGCATTTCCTCGACGAAGTCGGGGCGCACGGTTTCCGCTTCGGCGCAGCTCACTTTCATCGTACTCCACCGGTCGGCGTTTTTATGGAACGCGTCGAAGAAGTACCCAGAAGTCCGGGTCGGGTTGCCACACATGACAATCTTAGCGCCCGGGGTAGACAGCGCGCCTTGGCCGACTTCAAAGATGATGTCCGGGATGCCGCTGGCCTCATCAAGCAAAAACAACATGTTGGTGGAGTGGAAGCCCTGCAACGCTTCCGGCTGGTCGCGCCGCGACGTTCTCGCTACCGCAAACGAGTCCTGCCCACCGCGGAGCGTTATCTTGTCGGCACGAAACTCTAGTTGTTCCTTAAACGCTGGATGCAACTGCCGAGCCCATTTCTGGATTTCCGGCCATAGTACGTCACCCAGCTGGCTGGCGGTGTTTGCGGTGCAGGCCGCTTTACACGGATAGCGTGTACAAAGCCAATGGATTACGACCCACGAAAGGAAAGCCGTCTTGCCGACCCCATGCCCACTACGGATAGCGACGCGGTCGTTGTCACGAATGAGTTCTAGCGCCTCCTGCTGCCAGCGCTGGGGGGTCACGCCGATGATTGTACGCACAAACAGCCCCGGATCGTCGCGGAGCTTCAGTAGCGTTTTCTGTTCGGCGGTTAGCTCATTCATCGACCAGTTCCGCGGTTTCGCCCGTGAAGTCTTCCCAGCGCTTGATGATCACGTCGCAGTATTTTGGATCGAGGTCCATCAGGCGCGCCGACCGCCCGGTCTTTTCGCAGGCTATAAGCGTGCTGCCGGACCCGCCGAAGCTGTCGATCACAACGTCGCCGGCTTTGCTGCTGTTGTTTAGCGCGCGCTCTAGCAGCTCGACCGGCTTTTGCGTCGGGTGGACGTACTCGCTGGTGGCACCCCGGGACAGCGACCAGATGTCAGACTCGGCTTTACCGCCGCGCCAGTCGTCGCCCTTGCAGTAGAACATAAACTCATGCTGCGGCCGGTAGTGCGCGTTCCCCAGCCCGATAGACCGCTTATCCCACACAATGCAGTTCGCGACTTTTAGGCCGGCACCGTTCAGCGCGGATTCAAACTCCGCGTAGGTGCGCCACGTAAAGCACACGTAAGCCGCTGCGCCGGGTTTTGACGCCGCTACTGCGCATTGCGTCGCGTCCCGCACAAGTTGCACAAGATCGTCACCTTGCGCGTCGTCGTTTTTGATCATGCTGTGCGCTTTTACCCGCGCGCCTTTTGGCGACGACCCGGCGGCACGACCGCCACCGTAGGACATACCGTACGGCGGGTCGGTTACGATCAGATCCGCTAGCTGCCCGCCCATCAGCCGGTCGGCCGCGTCGATAGACGTAGCGTCGCCGCACAGCAGCCGGTGCTTGCCCAGCCGCCACAGGTCGCCCGGTTGCGTTTTCGGTTCGGCCGGGGCGTCCGGGACGGCGTCTTCGTCGGTTAGGCCACCTTGGGCAGGAGCCGCGAGCATAGCGTCGATTTCTTTCGGGTCGAACCCGGTTAGGTCGAGGTCAAACCCAAGGTCTTGCAGTTCGGCAAATTCGACCCGCAGCATGTCGTCGTCCCAGCCGGCGTTTAGCGCGAGCCGGTTGTCGGCAATCACGTATGCGCGGCGCTGCGCTTCGGTCAGGTGCGTCAGCCGCAGGCACGGGACGGCCGCAAGGTCGAGCTTGCGCGCCGCCATAACGCGGCCGTGGCCGGCGATGATGCCGTTGTCTTCGTCGATTAGTATCGGGTTAGTAAAGCCGAACTCGCGGATGCTGGCGGCGATCTGCGCTACCTGCGCGTCGTTATGGGTGCGGCTGTTGCGGGCGTACGGCACAAGGTCGGCCGTCGCGAGAGTCTCAATCGCAGTCGGGAGCGTTACGTTTGTCATGCTGTAATGTCACCGGGGTGTTGGGCTGACCGCAGCGTTTACAGTCGTCGCCCCAGCGCCAGAACACGTTACACCGGACGCAGTGCCAGATATGCTCGTTGTGCTGAAATGCTTCTGCGACGACCTGTGCGATCATAGCGCCTCGAAAAAAGCGCCCCGGGCAGACCGCAATGAAACCGCCCGGGGCCAGTGTAGCAGCGTAAGTTTGGGAGGAGGAGTAACCAAGCTGCATGCGCTGGGAGAGAGATGAACCCTAGCGACTCATGGTGTACTAAGTCGAAACCCGTAGGTCAAGTCGTAGGGTTACGCTTTGCCCACCGTTTTACTTCTTCCGGCTTGAAATAGACGTGGCCGCGGCGGTCGCGCATATGCGGCAGCGGATCTATCTTGCGGTGGGTTAGCGACCCGATGCCGTTTTTCTTGCGGCCGAGGTAGTCCGCGACGTCCCGGCCGCGCCACGTATAGCCGCCGATGTACGGCGCGTTCGCAAACAGCAACGGCGTTTTGGGCGGCTTCGGCACGTCACCCACAAAGTAGTGTCGATAATGGGCGTCGACCCAATCGATATACATCGCGCGCTCGGCGGGGTGCATAGTGGCGAACGTTTTGTAATTATTTCCCTTCATCAGGCAACAGCTCCGATAGTGCCAACGCATTCCAAATTACCGCGTCAGTGTGGTGTAACGGCCCGTAAGCCGTATTCTCGTCCAGCAGTTCGCCGCGACATAGGCTAAAGGCGTGGCGTAGCAGGGCGTCTTTATACC